TTATTAGCCACTGAGATACCATTCCCAGCGGTGTAAACGTTTTGTAAATCTACAAATGCAGAGCCATTATAAAGCTCGTATTTTGTTAATGTAGAATTATATCTAACCATCCCAACTCCAGGCGTTTCTGGTCGATCTTCCGTTGTACCTATTGGAATAGTTAGGGCGCCAGTTAAATCAATATCTAAAATTTCATTAGCCTCAGAAACACTAGAAGAGCCAACCTCTGCCGATTGTGTGAAAATTGGTAAATGATTCACTGATCCAGATCCGCCCACTAATGTAACGCTAGTGGATGTGAATAATACTACTTCAATAGCGACTCCAGTTGCTGGAGTATCAACAAGCGTCAAAGTTGTACCGCTTACAGAAAAATTATCTTTTGTCTGATAAACCCCATCCAAGTAAACCATTATATCATTCTCATCTGACATTGATACAGGAAGAGTTACAGTATTGGCTGAATTATCGCCAGTTTGTGTAACTGTAGTTATATCAACATTGACACTGGTTTCGCCACCTACTCCAGGAGCGTTTGTCCAGGAAAATGAGCCGTCTCCGTCAGAGATAAGCATTTGACCAGACGTGCCATAACCAGATAAATCTAGCTGATCAGTAGTGATTGAGTTATTATTTAAGGAGATTGTTACAGCTCCAAAGGAAACATCTGCGCTCAAAACTGAGTCAGTTGATATTGAACTAACTATATTTGAATAAGAAAAAGTACCATCGCCATCGGATACTATCGCCTGGTTTGCATTTCCGTTTGTATCAATTTTTAATTCTCTGGGTCCAATTGTATTAGCGGCTATTTTAACGCTTGTAATGGCATCATCTACTAATTGAAAAGTAGTAATTGTTGCCAGTCCAATTGAGAGCGCTATGTCTCCTGTACTGTCATCCGCTACTATTATGTCATCGGTTGTAATACTAGAAACGGAAGTTTGAAAGGAAAAGTTCCCATCACCATTTGAGGTCAATACTTCGCCTGAACTACCAATGTCACCGCCTATCTTCATCTCATTTGGTCCAATTGACTGATAAGCTATTTTTTCATTTGTGATAGACCTGTTAGCGATTTGATCGGTGTTTACCCCTCCATTTGGAATACTAAATTGATTTGATAAATTTAAAGCTATTGTAGATCCATCGGCTGTATAAACCTCGCCTAAGTCATCAACTGAAAAATTTAATTTTCCATTAACGTCGTCATAGGTTACTGTAATATTTGTTTCCGTATTTCCAGAAACCATAGCTCCTATAATATCCTGAAAACCTTCTGTATTTAATGAGATGGTCACATCGCCCTGGCTGAAATCAGCATCTATTCCAGTAGTAGCTGTTAAGGATGTAACTGCTAGGCTAGAAACATCAACCCAGTCAGTTCCTGTAAGCGTACTTTTTAAAAGTTGCCCTGTAGTTCCTGGCGAGTTTAAAGAATCTTTTATTGCTCCATCAATTCTGAGATCACCCTCGATTCTAAAATCACCCTCTGTATTTACGTGTAGCCCTAACTCATTACCAACTCCATCGGTTAAAATTTTATCAGTTGCACCCACCTCAAGATTGTCAATAGCTTTTACTATTGATTGATAGGTATCTTTTATTTTATTTCCAGTGAATGTAGCCATCTATTTATTTTCTACAAATTTAATCAATTTCTAAGGTATGCAATTACGTGACCTTGGTTGACAGTTAAGTCTGTAATATCGCCCAAAATTTCGTGAAAATCTTTCATAGCTAATCCAGTAATTGTAGTGTCTCCTCCTGGCGTATTATTAGTAAAATCTACGTTAGTATTATCTAAAGCCTGGATAAGACAAAATCTCTCGCCACTTATTGAAGTCTCTCCAGTTGCTAAATATCTAAACCCAAAATCGCCAAAAGACATTCTATGAAATAGGTTAGCGCTGTAAAGTTGTTTTGTTGCCATTACTTAGTTTTATCTTTTAATTTCTCGTATGTTCTTAATCCGCCCAAACCTAGCATCCCCATAAGTACAGTAAAAAGACTATTGGTGTCAAACTCTGGAGGATTAATGTCAGTATAAGATATAAGCAGCGGCATCACTATGTAATGAAATCCAAAAGCTAAACCGCAAATCCATCCTATAAAAGGTCTCCAAGCCGAAACAAACCAATGTCGACTCTGTGCCTCTACTTTGTTAATCTCTGCCTGGAGTTCTATAAGGCGCTGAGGATCCATCTCTTTGCCTTTTATTGCCTCTCTTATATCCAAAGCCAGACCACCGATATTTGATTTACCGCTGTCACCTTTTCCTAAAAGAGATAATAACATTTTAAGCATAGAACTCGTATTTTGTCTTTTTACCTTTTTTAACCGCCTTTAAAATATTGCCTCTATTTCCAGATGGTCCCACATAAGATACGTGAATCCAGTCTGGATTTTCATCATCACCAAACTCCCATATTAACTGGTCAAAAGGTAGGTTGTCTTTTATGTAATGAAATAATTCAGCGTTTGTTTTCTCACCTGTAGCGTCAATATCTATAGCTTGACCTTTAGTATGTTGTGAGTTCCTGGATGATCTTATTGCATCACATAAATCTGGCGATCTATAAAAACTATTCACACGAATTGGCTCGCTTGCCCATTCTCTGAGCGGCTCGAATACATTTTTTGCAAGCTTTTTCATATTTACCACAGCCGATTCTGTCGGTGTGTTTTCGATTTCTTTTTTCTCCGCTGTCGCTGAGTGACTCGCCTCCCTCCAGCTGATATGTTTGCTGATATATCTCATTGCTTATTTTTTTAATTTTTTAATCTCTTCTTTAATATCTGAAAATTTATCCTCTAGCCAGTCTGGAATTTTATTTCCGTTGTCATCTTTGAGGATTTTACGTGACGCCAAAATTATTGCAACCGCTGAAATCACTATAATAATTGCTAAAAAAATCATAATTGTATCCATATTATTTGTAACTATTTTTGTGTTTGTATTATTTAAATTTAAGGTGTTTCCTACAGTTCCTGTATTACCTACGTTTCTTGTCATTGTCTTTTCCTAGGTATTCTAAATCCTTCATAAAATCTCTAAGAGTCAGCTCAATTTGTTTCACCTGGTCCTCAAGCTCTCTTTGATTTTTCCAAGTGTACTCTTTTTGATTGTATTGTAATTTAGAAACCTCCTCCTCCAGTAAACTAGTTCTATTGTTTAGAGTGTAATATGATCCGATTACTGAGGCAAACATTGCTGCTATTGTAATTATTTGCATTGGCGAAATACTAAAATCCGCTTTTCCATCGTTATTAATATCAATTTTTGGGGACATACTTTATTTTATTTTTTTATAAATTGAAATTCCAGTGTATAATATTGCCAGCACTAGACTGATTGTTTGTAAAAATGGGTTTATAGACGTCACGCTTATTGCTAAAGCTATTCCATTAAAAAAATATATTTTCAATTGCTCCATTTTAATTAGGTTGTTCTACTCTATTGGTAATATTTAGAATCGCTCTAAAGTATGTTTTCTCTCCGCCATCCTCATATAGATAACTCGTTCCCTGGTTTGTGCAAGTGTAAACATTAAATCCATCCGCACTTAGATCGAAATAGGATCCAGAGCGTGTTCTAATTAGGGTTAAAATGTCCGATGCAATTTGATTCGCTTGCAACTCTCCGCCATCATCACCAACAAATGAAGTTACCACCTCAATCCTAGTAGAGCATTCCAACATAAAAGTATCTGAATTTTGATCAACCTCTGTAGAGTCAACTGAATATACTCTTATATAAGGTTCAGAGGCATCGTTAGGCACTCTATTATAAATCGGTACAGTTACCCCATTGGATGTAATTGCGTTCGTTAGACGTGTTATAATTGCCTTTCTTATAAAATGGATTGCCTCTATCATTTGAGTAGTTTTTTAATTGTGTTATTAATACTAGCTATCATTTTAGGCATTCCTCTATTTATAGCTGGATAAAAAAATGGAATCTCACCAGTTTTTCTAGGTGTGCCTCCGCCAAATTCTACATATGCAGAATAATCAGCATCCGATCTAATTTCAGCTTGCTTATTATTTACAACAGATTTAATTAATTTTTTTAAATCCCCATTATCTACTGGCGCATTTCTTTTCATATCTCTAGCAATATTTAAAGCGCCTCTTCCTATTTCAGTAGATAACAGCGTTCTGTCAATAGCCTTTAATTTTGTTAATTTTGCCTGTAGTTTATTGTAGTCGGATTTATTTAATTCTAATTTCATTAATCTAGTTTTGTGGCTTTGATTACAGTGAAAAAATCCTGGTCACTATCGTAAATACCATTTATACGATAATTCCCTGGTTTATTTTCTATTTTTAAAATGTCATTATCCTGGATTAAATCAGCCGCCTTTTTTCTAAGCTCTAATTCAATCATTACTGATCGACCACGTTTGCCTTCAGTATCTGAAATATCGCCCTTCATATCCTTTTTATTTGCCCATAGAGTCTCTACAGTTGCTGTAGTCGAAGTGGTTCCTCCAAATCCATCTGGCGTCTTAGTTAATCTCTTAACCTCAACTCTAGTATTTAGTTTTCCTGCATTCATTAAAAATACATTGTTTTATAGGATTGCAAAATGTTTTTTGCGCTAGTAGGTATTTCACTTATATTGCCCTCAATAAAATCCGCTCTATTATCGTAGTAAGTTGAAACTAAATGCAAAATAGCCTCTTTGATTAAATCATCTGAAATCCCTGTAGTAATATAAGTCACCTTGACCTCATCCGCTGGGAGTGATCCTATTTCAATAATAGTATCATCTAATCCATAAGACTCAAAAGCTATTGCAGTATTTTTGGAAGTTACTGAACTAATAGAAGCTATTGGCGAAAATGGTAGCGTAAATCTGTCATCAACCTCCTGCAAGTAAAACGTTCTATTTTTAGCGACTATGTCCTTGCCTATGTAATTCTCACACCAGATTCTAGCAGTGACAATCATTCTACTTATGATTGCATCATCTGAGCTGGTGTCAATACGAACAAAGTCTTTTACCTCCTGAGTAGTAACTAATTCACTACCAGTCGTAGAGTTGATTTTAATGTCGTGCATTATTTCTTGGCTTTAGTTATGCGCTTTTTTGGAGTCTTAGCCTCTTTAGTTTCTTTGACTATTTTCTCCTCTTTGTATTCCACTCCTATGCCCCTGATTAAATAGTGGCGACCGATCTTTGGATCTACTTCTATAATGTCGCCTTCTTTGCGCCATCCTGATCCAGAATAAACGTCTTTTATGATTTTTATCTTCATAATATATTATTTACAACAAAGATAAAAAAAAAGCGCCACTGTAATTGTGACGCTTTTAGTGAAACCAAACAAACTATGAAATAGAAAAAATTTCTACTCAAACGCAAAGTTATTAAAAAATTTCTTATTCTTACCTGTTATTGAAACTCTTATTGATTGCATATCTCCAGTATTTTTAAAAACAAACCAACCATTAAAAAAATCAGACCAGACAGCAAAGTAGTCAATCTTTTCTTTAGTGTAGTTGCGCTTATTATTTTGTAGCGGAATATGTACATTACTGAGTCTATCATTTTCTGGAATTTTTGCGGATGATTTTATTTGTATTCTTAGTAGTTGTTTTCCTGTATCCACGATGCAGTCATAAAGTGATGAGTCCATCAAAGGCATAGAGACCTGGTAGTTTCTTTTCATACACTCAGTGGCGAATAAGTATTCCGCCAAACAGCCTTGTTGATTATTATCCACATATCAAAGCTACAAAAAAAACCCTAGACGTTAAGTCCAGGGTTTCCCTATCAAAATGAAACAAAGTATTTATAGCATATAAGCCTCAAAACAACTTGAGCTACAAATGTCGTCGCCATAACTAGGTTGGTCGCAAACTTTGCAATATCCTCCCTCGTAATCATCTGGCGGTGTGTGGTCGTAAAATTCCATATTATCGTTTTTTAATTTCGTCTAATCTTTCTGTAAAATCCCATATCTTTTCACTAAGATACATATAATCTACTGCATTCATTTTGTCAGTCAGGTCTCTAATGCTGTTTAAATAAAAATCGTAAGGCTCATCCATTATTATATCGGTATAAAACAAATGATAAAATAAACATTACAAGAGCATCCCACAAAGCCTGGAATCTAAAGCCCAGGGAAAACCCCCAGGCGATAAACCCTATTATCAAGACAACCCTTACCTTTTGCTGCAAATCCATAATCTATAGGTCGTAGTTGATAAATAAAATAACATCTAGTATGGCATACATAAAAAAGAAGCCAGCTACATTTACGGCGAATGCGCCTAATAAAATCTTTGCTTTTGACATCTCAGCCAATACAATCCACTCAGTTGAGTTTGTAATTTTTTGTACTAATTTTTTCATAATATTTAAAGTTTGTTTCCCCAAATTTACAGATTTATTTGGAAATTCCAAATTTATGGGGAAATTATTTTATAAAGCATAAAAAAAGGGCAACCAATTAAGGCTACCCTATTAAATAAAATTCTCACTATTAAATGAGCTGTATTAACTGTTATTATGCAGTCTCTAAAGCAGCTTTAGCAGTTGAGAAAGTTCCTTGCACAATTGCGTTAGGTAGGTAATTAGTTAAAGCTACCCTCTCCATTGCTCGGACAGTTACAAAGTTTTTCTGGAAATTATCGCTGTCCTCCCGTGAAAATTCGACAGCTAGGTTTTCTCTTATCCAGAGTTGGCTAGCTTGACGTAAATTTCCTACTAAGAATTTTCCAGCAGTTACAGCAGTGTTAACTGTTACAGGGATTCCGTTGATTGTTGGCTGTAAACCGCTAAAGATTTGATTTCTCAAATACTCATTAGCAGTAGATTTCAACAAAATCATTTTGTGTAAATCAGTTGGGTTTAATACGATAGTATCAGCCTGGTAGTTAGCCAATGCTAGTTGGTTTAAAGCAACTGTAAGCACGTCAAACTCATTAGCTGACTCGATAGCTAAAGCAAATCCTCCAGCGGCAAAAGCAGCTCCATCAGTAAATAACCCATCTAAGTTTGGTGATGATCCATCGCCATTTAAGATTTGGTTATCCTCTACAGAAAGTACTTTTTCAGGAACTCTAGCAGAAAGGTAAGAAGTCAATTGCTTGATATCATCTAACATCTCTCCAGTGATTCTCATATAAGTACCAATTTTCTCAACGTTTACAGTTGAAGCAGCAAGATCAAAATCTGACTGTCCAAATGCAGCGGCTTCCGCAGTAGTTCCAGCGTTATCGCTATAAGCAGACTCTTTTGGGTAACGGATAGTTTGAGCATCTGTTGATCCTAAAGAAAGCAAAGAACGAATGTGAGTTGAACGACTAGGATCGTATTTGATTTGATCCACGATAGTTTCTCCAGCAACTACGCCAGTAACATCAGCACCAAGGCTCATATCAGCTTTTACTTCAAAGCGAGCAGCGTTTGCGTTACCTTTAAGCATTGCGTCAATTGCGCCATCTTTTAAAGCTGTATGGATAGCTGATTTAAATGTCTGTGGAGTAGCTCCAGAAATAGTTTTCTTTGCAGCCATTTCCATCTCATCCATTCTCTTGTTAAGAGCTTCGCTCTTCTCTACATATTGTGTAGTTAAGTTATCAATCTCTGATTTTAGAGATGATTCCATTTCACCTTTGGCGTTATCTTTAGCCTGGTTAAATGCTTTCTCGATTCTCTCGTCAACTATGTTTCCGATTTGATCGAGTTCTTTTTTTAAGTTATCCTCCATTATTATTTTTTTAGAGTGTTAAACAAATATTTAAAAATTTCGCTATTGTCTGCCTTTACTACAATCGGCTCAGTGACTTCAATATCGGTCGGCTGAGTGACATTTATGTAAATAGATTTTAGCTTTAGTATTTCCGCCTCCAGGGCGTATCCCAAATCATCTGAGATCTCTCCCTTTCTGATTAATTGAGCCATTTTATCGAACCTTTTAGCTATTTTCTCTGGATCTACGTTTCCTTTTACATCCATAATCATAGCCTGGTCGTTCGCTGCTAATGTTACAGCACTAATCTCAAAAAGTTTTACTTCGTTGAGGTGTCTGTATCCATCGTGTCCCATTTCTTTTTGTAGAGGCAATATTCCCACTGAGTTTTCAGTGATTACTCCAGCCTTCATAAGTTCAACGACATCTTTTCCTAATTGTGTTTTAGGTATATGCGCCTCAAAAACTAAACCTTTGTCATCCTCTTCCAGGTGTACCATTTTGCCTAGAGGCTTATCCATATCGTGCTGATATAAATATTTAACTCTCTTAGCGTTTTCCTGGATTGTCTTTTTGTATGCTCCCTTATTGATTATATCGCCATCACTGTCGACATTACCAAAAACAGATCCATATCCCTTTACAACTCCAGCGGAGGTGTCAGCGTCTAACAGCTCGCCTATCTGGGTTGATTTATAAATGATTGTGTTCATATTGCAAATTTAATTAATTATAAATAAATGAGTGATCCTCCATCATCAGCCATAAATGGATCATCCTGGTAAGCTATTTCTCTATCATTAGCATTTTTTAAAAAATCTGTTACAAAATCAAAACCGAATTGATATGTATAGTTAATCGGATCCTCACTATCAGGATGTTTTTCTAAATATTTATTTCTTAGTTTTTCAAATTCCATCTACTTGTTTTAAAAGTTCTCTCATTAATTCTTTAGTTTCCTCAAATAGCTCTGGGAAATATTTTTTAAATATTGGATTTACATCGTAGTAATTTTCAAAAGTATGCGCTAAAACCTCTGCATATTGCCCATAAACACCCCTTTGATTGTAATAAAAATTTGAATGTCCTCCGCCTAATCTGTTTTTAGTTAGTGCGCCAAAAAAATCTGCCATAGATCCGTGATATTCTCTAATCTCATTTAAACTTAAATTTGGAAATTCTTTTTTTAATCGCTCAAAATCATATTCTAATTTCCCAGGATGATATTTATTACGAATAGCTCTTTGAATATCTCTTCCTTTTTTGTGTCCCAGCATTTTTTGCCATTTATTAAAGTATTTTTTTACTATAGGATCTACAATTGGATTTTTTTTGTCAAAAGGATTAAAGACAGCCCAATTTCTTTGGTTATGTATAGCGTGACCAAATTCGTGACTTAAAACATTACTAAACGTTTTAGAGCCTGGTTTAAATCTATTAACTCCAATTTTTATAATATTTGCTAATTGCTCAGATTCACCTTTCACTCTAATTAATTTAACTGGCTCAATTAATAAATTTAAGTATTCGGTATTTCCTACTAAATACCCATCCTCAATCATTCTATCTAACTCCTCTGGATAGAATTGCGGCTTTTTAGGCTTAACCTCCTCAACCGCCTCTCGAACTGGTTTAGGAGTCCTTAGCACGCTCTGAGTTGATGGTCCTGTAGGCTTAGTTCCAATACCTTGCCCTGGAGGTCTTATTCCAAATCCCTGGATAGTTCCTGTAGCTTGAGCCTCTGGTTTAGGGAAAGGCGCTGTAGAACATCTACAGTTAACCACATTTCTGGCGCTTCCAGATGGATCACCAGGATGGAATAACTGTTCGCCACCTACTAAAAACCTTTCTTTGAAACCTACTATTTGCCCATCTGCAAACCTATGAGCTGCACGTTCTCTGCCATCTACTGAAGTCATCCACTCCTTTTGTAAACTTTCCTGTCCAAACATATCAGTTGCGCTCTGTAGCGTTGCATAATTAGCAGCATTCGTTGACTCGGTCCTAATTAATCTTTCTGCCTGGCTTTTGCTGTATTGGCTAAACTTCTGGCGTAATAACTTTCCGCCTTCACGTTCACCCATAGTCATAAACTCTGGATCTGAGGATAAACGTTTGAATACATTCACTAGAGTAGCCTTAGCAGTCCCCTGGACTAGTGTTACTCTCTCGGCTGCTATTTGTTGGCTGACTCTGTTAAAACGCTCCGCCCAAATATCATTATAGCCAGATACATCCACTTGCTTAGATATTACCTTATCAAAGTTTTGAGAATACCATTTTGCAAACTTGAGTCCTATGTTTACATAGACCTGGCGATATATTTCAGATAAATCGGCTAATCTAAATAACCCATCAAATCCAGTGGCTTTCCTAGTGTTTAAAAAATCATCTATTGCTTTAAGGTACTCACCCTCATAGTATCGTCTAGCATTAGCAAACTCTTTGCGCTCTGCACTAGCCAGAACTTTATCAAAGTTATTTTTCCAGGATTCTTTAGCTTTTTTTAGTAACATTATTCCTGGTTTTTATTTATAACAATCGCCTGGGACTCATTAAGCAAATACAGCTCTTTAGTTTTCTTTTTTTGATCCCATAGAGTAGTGCTAGGGCATTCAATCTCTTTAATCCCTGGAATAGTTAAATCATTTAACCAAAATAGATAGTTAGCTTTAGGGTCATCTACAAAATACAATTTAATCACATCATCTGGCAAAGCCATTATTTGATCATATTTGTATTTTTCTAAAATTTTAGTATTATAGTATTTGTTTCGGAATTTCATTTCTATCACGCAATTACTACCATTTGGCGTCTTTCCTTTTGCATCATAATGATCATAACCGCCACCACACCACTTTAAATCCCAGCCATCGAGATTGAATAAGGTGACAATTGATTTTTCTAGGTTATGTACATCCTGTATTTGCAAATGCTTTTATTTTGTTTCTATAGAGTCAAAATCTATATCCTCATTATATCCCTCATCACGTCTCTGAGCTGCATAGAACTCATCTAGGCGGTTATTTTTAGCTGCCTCATATTCAGCGTGAGTTGCAAATGGCATAAAGACTGTCGAGCCGTTAAATAAATGCTCGTGATACCCAGTGCCTCCCATTTCGATTGCTCTAGCTTGAGCCTCCTCTATAGTAGTGTAAGTGTCAACTGTATTAATTACAGCGGTTTTAAATAGTTTAGATATATCTAAATCCAAACCCTTATCAGCCGCCTCTGGAATAATATCACCATTAATAGGCATTAAATTAGCTGGGACATAGTAGTCGTTCAGCTTATCATTTTCCTCATCTAAACCATAAGACATAGCGGCTCTCTTTTCGTTTGGAGTAATCCACCAGGCTTGGCTCATCTGTCCAACTACCTTATCCATTTCCTCCTGTAGTTCTGGGATAGCTGAGTAGTCAAAGTCTATATAAATCTTATCGCCATATTGTGGAGCGAGCCATCTATTCAGCTCATCTCTAATCTTATTAAGCTCTGGAATTACAGCATTTTGATAGAGTGCCTTTTTAGCCTCTTTCATATTGTTGTAAGTAGTGCTTTCAGTATTATTTAGCAGCTGTACTGGTACATTGTAAATATTACATAGATCTTTTATAGTGCCGTTATATTGTTCTATTAAAGATAAGTCAGAGGCATTAAGTCCAAAATTTACCCACGAAAGTTTCTTAGGAGTAATGATTACATCCCCAGCGTTATCGCTGCCTTGGTATTGTTGACGGAATTTATCTTTTAACTGTTTAGCCTGGACCTCGTTTAAATCGCCCTCCTCAGACATTAAGATCCCTCTCGCTGTTTGATTTTGTAAATACTTAACGCCAGTAGTCAATGCCTGGTTATTGGCATCCATTACTCTGAGTCCAGCCTTTAAAGGTGACATTCCATATAAATGCGATCCTGTCCCATCGTAGTAAAGGTTTGTATCTTTTATATGGCAAACCTCATCAGCTGCAATTCTATAAGTTCCATTGTAGGATAGCGTATATTCTTTTACTGGCTCCATAATACCGCCAGAGTTAATCTCTACTTTTTGAGATGGCAATACATAAAGTTCTTTAAATCTTCCAACTCCAGCTCCTGTATCTGGTCCAATTCCATAGATATATCGGTTTCCTGTAAGTTTTCCAAAGGCTATGATCTCTTGAATCCAGGCATTATATCCCTGTGCTGGGTTTGGGCGGTCTAGTAATTGATGCAGCTCAGTATCCTCTAGCTCTACTAGTGCCTTTTTCTGTAGCATCTTAGCTTGTAGAATAGTGTTTGAGTTAAAGTCTCCAGAGGTGAGTGCCTTGTATCTTTTTAGATCATTTGATTTTTGCACCTCATAGACCTGGAAAGGAATGTTTGTCGCTGACTTAGTAATCAAATTTATAATAGAATAGATTGTGGCGTTGTATCGATAGCCCTTGTCTATGTAAGTATCATCGTTCTCTGGATTCCATACCAGAGTATCACCTAAATAATTATAGATTGCTTTGTTGAAATCTATATGAGTTTTTTGTGCGCTTTTAGAAACAATGTTTTTGAATCTATCTAAGAAACTAGCCATCCAATACGAAAATTTTTAATTATACAAAAATAGTAATTATATTACAAAGAAATTGGTTCGTTTACTATATTGCGAATAAACGCCATATCTAATGCAGTCCATTTGGTGATTAAAGCGATCCATTGGCTTATTTATTATAGTGCCATCCTTTAATTCTGTCCAGTAGTAATTGTGATATTCTTTTATTATGTTTTTTGATTCCTGGCTTACTACTATGTTAAATTCCTTTAGCAGTGATATTCCAGCGTTAATTGATCCTGTACCTTTTACAGATGGTTTAACGTACATTCCTAGGCGTTTCATTTCCTCACCAGACTTAGGCTCGGCAGCATCGTAGAAAGTAAGTGTTTGATCATATCCTAATCTTTTAAGCTCCTCCACTATGTCGCTGTTTGTAAGTCCTGTTTTATAGATTAGCTCGTGAATGTAAATGGTGTCTCCTTTTCTAACTATATAAGATGCCGCTGTTGGATCATTTGTATATCCAAAGTCTAAGCCCACCACTCCCTCAGTATCCCTATCAAACTCTGGAAAGTCGCTATAAGGTATAAATGTCCAGTTACTAAATATCTGGCGTGCTGAGAATACTGCCTTTTGACCCTCTCCAAAAACTCTCCAGTAGTCTGGATCACGCTCTTTCATTC